TAAAGGTATAAAGCTTTGATTTCCATGTACTTTCCTTGATCCACGACCCTTTAGTCTTATATCGTATCTACCTCGATGTAGATACTTCTTCATTTGTTTTATAAAAGCCCAACCCTCTTTAGAGTTAGGCACATTAGTTAAGAAGTGAACACAAGCTTTTGCTTTAGCTTTTCTTTTCTTCAACAGTAGGTCTTGTTTCATTTTCTTTCTCCTTTTTCATTGTAATGATTTTCTTTCGTCTTTTGATAAAACTTTTAATTTATTAAACACACTTAAAGGTATATCTAATTGATATAACTCTCCATTATAGTGTTCGAATAGTATTCGATGTCTACCAGGAGCCATTTTAATCGAAAAATGAATAGGCCATTCCTGCTCTTTATCGAATTTCGTTACATCTTCAAACTCATGTTTCTTAAAATGTCTAGGCCAGTCTTTTGCCCTAGCTATATTATTTGAATAAATGAGGTCATCTCTCTTAATTATTAAGTATTCCACTATTCGTTTCCCTCCATTATAGCTTCAAGTTCATCTAAGTCAGAACCGTCATCACAAAAGTCGTCAGGACTTAACCCTGTACCCATTACCCCCAAAACTTCTTCTATTTCTTTTACGTCTGCTTCCGTGAATGGTTTATCTGACGGCCAACCCTTTGGTTTATCTATAGTCATATTATTCCTTTCTATTTTATTATTACTTTATAATTTTTAAATAAAAAAATAATCAATATAAACAATAAAAAAACCGCTATAACGTACTATATAAAGAGTTAAAACCTGCTCTTAAAATCGTTATACGTCACACTATATTAGTGGATAGTAAACTCTTTATCTATATTTTCTTGGTATCTATGAATTTCTCTTCTGTATTCTTTAACTTCATAATCGACAAAATTAAAGTCTTTCATCTTCCTTACACAAAATTCGTAAAACCTATTGACCCTCGGAAAGTAAGGATCACAATCAAATTGAGTATACGAAAAATAAAGATATTCTTTAGGTTTTTTTTTAGTTGTATACGTTACAGTAACCCAATAGTTTTGAGTAGGCATACGCATTAATTCTTCTATTAACATTTCAGCAGGATCTTTAAACATCTTTAATACACCTCATTATTAAATTTTTTAATACAGGATTACTTTTAAGTATAGTATAATATTGCTCAGTTAATCCTGCTACTTTTTCCTCTCCGTGAGGTCCTACTTTAAAATCATTAATTGAAATAATAATATGAAACAGTTCGTGAAACAAAGTTTTGCCTAACAGCTGATTAGTTAAGCCTTCTCTGATAGTGAGAGTATTGTTGTTGTAAGTGTAAATGGCATAGTCTTCCATTTTTTTAAAGACTACTTTTGTGATAACATTTTTATATTTAATTTCCGTAAGCTTCATGGGGCCAATTCCTCGACCCCATTATAACAATTAACGACCCAACATTCTAGATTTAGTTGCACCATTTATTTGAGTATTTATCCCTATTCCATTAGCTTTTTCTTTTCCTCTACTATAAGCAACTCTATCTCTAATACTCATTCTTGAAGAAGAACTTGTTAAACGAATACCTTGATCCGCTAGCCACGTACTAATAGCTTGCTGTTCATTCTTATAAAGAATAGGCAAACCATCTGGATTTCCAGGTGGAATATAAGCTGGAGCTATTTCTTCATATCTTTCTCTTAATCTACCTGATAATTTAGAAGCAGCGCCTTGTTTAAAAGCATGAGACATTTTATTAATAGAAGCACGACTGCCAGGAACTTCTCTAAATTCCGCTTCTGCTAATTGATCTATTGTATTAATAAAGTATTTACACATCTCAGTGGCTACCATTCTATTAGATTTTCTACCTACAAAAGTAATAACTTTAACTCTTTTATAGTTTTTATCTAATTTGCTAGTTTGATAAGTTGTACAGAAATATAGTTTGGCTGTAGCATTTCGTATATAGCCTTTCCATAAATCTCTATCAACCTCTACTTCTTCGCTGTTTATTGGTTCTACCATACTGTCGTCTTTAATATCAGCAATAGATAGATTGTGTTCTTGAAGTAACTTTTGAGCTTTATCGGCAGCTTGCATTGCTTCGTTCTCAGAAGCTCCATTTTCTATAGACATTCTTAAAAGCTTTTGAATTCTATTCAATACACTTTCTTTTTCGTCTGTCATATTCTCCCTTTCTAGTTAAGCGAAATAAAAACCTGGCAGAACTCCACGGAGGGTTTTAAACTGGCGTACGGCTTTTATCTCTATTTTTACTTTATACTATTTTTTTCTCTATTAGACAATAAAATTCTCTTTATGTTCCAAAGTTTTTATATAGTTTTTTAAGTTAATTTTTGCTTTAAAATTCAAAAACTTATTGTTTTTGTTATTTATTTTAACAGACTTAAATCTTTCTCCTTTTTGTTCTTTAATAAATTTAATTTTATGATTAAACATTTTAGCAACTTCAATTACACTATAACTTTTTTCATTTCCTAACATGTATTCTTTATTTAAATTCTTCTTCCATGCTTTATATATTCCATTAACTATATCATCTATATGAGTAAAGTTTCTTCTTTGAGTTCCCGGTTTAACAACAGTTAATGGTTTATTATTTCTATATTGATCTTCAAATATCCCCACAACAGTTGCCATATTACCAGTACCAATTTGACCGGGTCCATAAACATTAAAGAAATAAACAATTTCATATTTAAGATTAAACCATTTATGGTAGTTCTTAATTAAATTAACATTGTGAAACTTACTATAAGCATAAGGAGATAGATTTTCTTTGTTATTAAAAGTACTTGATGAAGCTGAATACACTAATTTAACGTTGTTTTTACTACAGTATTTAACAACTTCTAAAGTTCCTTTTATATTAAAATCTAAACAATCTTCTGTTTTATAAAAACTTTGATTTATTCTTGAAAATTCTCCAAAATGAAAAATAGTATGTATCTTTAACTTTTTTAAAATAGAACTGATGTTAATAGAATTATCTCTAATATACAAGACTTGTTTAAATTTTCTTACACCTGAATATTCATTATCAATAACAATTACAGTGTAGTTTTTATTAATTAAGTATTGAACCAAATTGCTTCCAACAAAACCACAACCACCTATAACCACAACAGTTTTCATTTTTTACTCAATATTTTTTTAAGATTTTCCCAATCTTTCGCTAAAGCCATTTTCTCCCAATCATCTCGACTTACTCCTTTTGCTAAAGCTTCTCCGTCATTACTATCAAATAAATAAATTTGTTTATCTTTTTTAACAATTAAATAAACAATTCCTCCATTGTGTTTATAAGATTTGTGCCAGGCCATTTGCTCTATACTCAATTTTAATTTTAGTTTAGTGTTTTCTCGTTTAGGAGACTGTAGATACTTTCCTTCTAGCCAACCAGAAACTCCATCAACACAATAGTGAACATCTGGAATTCCTCGTTCAATCGAAGTTTCAATACGTTGAATAAAAAAATCGTTTAGTTTGGATCTAATCGTTTGCCAGATTTGTTTTTCCATCAAACTTACATACAGGGATTGATTTCATTTTATGTAAATTCTTCTTTCTAATTTTAAGATACTTTTGATATTCAGGTTCACCTGGATTTTTCATTAAATATTCTATTTGAGAGTAAGTCATACCTAATTGATCAATGTCACTACGTCCGTCATTCCACAATCCATCGGTGGGTTCAGCCATTTGTATTTCTTCTAGGATATGTAATTCTTTAGCCATCGCCCATACTTCTGATTTAGTACAATCTGCAATAGGAGAAATATCAACCCCTCCATCTCCATACTTTGTAAAAAAACCAACACCAAAGTCTTCAATCTTATTCCCTGTTCCTACTACTAATCCAGTCGTACTCGCTGATACTTGATAGAGACACATCATTCTCATTCTTGCTCTTGAATTAGCTAAACCTACTTTATCTTTAAATTTCATATCAATCATTTGATTTTCAAAATTTAAAAAAGTATAAGTTAAATCTATTTCTACACTAAAACAATTTTTATATTTTGTAGTAATCCAGTTTTTATGTTTAATACCCAACTCATGATGCTCGGGCCTTTGCGATATAGGCATTGACACAACTAAAGTTTTCATACCTGTCATAGCACAAATAGTGCTCACCACAGAAGAATCAATACCGCCTGAAATACCTACTACTAAACAATTTGCAGGATTATCCATACTCTCCACATACTCTAATATCCATTTTCTTATTATATTAATTCTTTCTAAAGGTGTCATACGTTTTTTCCTATTGGTATATAATTTACAGTATCAGATACTTCTAAATATCTAAATGGATCAATGACTACTGAATCTTTCATGAAAAAAAACTCATGCCATACTTCGTGTTTAGTTCCAATAAAAAATAGTTGAGGAACTTTATCCCATTCGTATTTATCTTTAACTTTCATAATGTCATTATCGTCAACCCAGGGATCCCACATAACTACTTCTTGTCCTCTTTCTTCTAATATATTTTTTAATAATATACTCGGGCTTCCTAAAGTTAAATTAGTTTCAGGTTTAAAACATTTTCCTAATATATTTATTTTTTTACCTTTTGCATGTTTAATACAAAGATTAGCTAACCACACTGTTTGTTGTTCTCTTTGTTTCATGATTCCGTCATACCAATTGTATGAAAGATTTAATTTCTGAGCTAAGTAACTGAGAGCTATATTATCTCTAGGGTGACAACCTCCTCCATCTCCCATTCCTCCTGATAAATATTTAGGACTAATAATTCTGTCAGTACATAAAGATAAAGCTCTCGTTACTTCATCAACATCCGTATTAGGTAAATGATGACATGTTTCCATAACTGTATTGATCATAGCAATCTTAGTGGATATAAAAGTATTATAAACTACTTTAATTAATTCTGCGTTCTCAATAGTTGTCTTAAAAAAAGGTGTATCATTAATAGTCTTATAAAATTCTTCTGCTTGCTTAGCTGCTTCTTCATTGTCTACTCCAAATAAAATTATTTCTGATTTTAAAAAATCTTTGATAGTAGTTCCCATTGCTATAAAGAACGGATTATAACAAAGTTTTAAGTGAGAGCCCAAAATTGGTTTAATAAGTCTTGAAATAGTACCGGGCAAGACAGTAGAAATAATAATAACCGTTTTATCTTTCTTTTGTTTTTCGATTTCTTCATTGAGTTCCTTTATTCCGTTGATTAAAAATTCGTAATTAAAGTCTGCACGTTCGTCTGGTATTCTAGTAATACCCTCATATTTTTCTTCATGTGGAGTTTGAATTGGGACAAAGATTATATCACTTTCTTTTACAATTTTATCTAAAGTTTTTAATTGAATTTGAGATTTTTTTAGTAGCTCTTCTGCACCTTTTTCTTTATAATTAATGGTTTTAAATCTAATATTTCTTAAAGTTAAATCATTAATATCAGTTCCTAAAACTTGATGACCTTTGCTTTCAATAGCAAGAGCTACAGGAAGACCTAATTTTCCTAGTCCTAAAAAACCTATTTTCATTTATTTTATCGTTCCCCAATTGTCTCCTTTCTCGACATCTACCTTAAGGGGCACTTTCAAATCTACACAAGTTTTCATGATTTGTAAACTTTCATCAAAACATTTTTGTTTATCTTTAGAAACTGAAAAATCTAATTCATCATGAACTGTAAGTTTTAAATCAATCTCATCTAGTAGACCTGCTTCATATATTTTTATCATAGCTGACTTTGTAATATCAGCGGCAGAACCTTGAATTAAAGCATTCATTGCCGTATGAGTATAAGCTCGTTTAAGTTCTTGTTTAGGGTAATGAGAGTAAGCCTCAGATAATGAATATGCTTTTTCTCCCCAACTATCTCTAGGTTCCCATAGATTGAATCTTCTTTTTCTTCCTAATAAAGTTTTAATATATCCTCTTGAACTTGCCACATTAGATACCTGTCTAGATAACTCTTTTACAAAAGGAACTTTATCATGATATCTATTAAACAAGGCAGCGGCATCATCTTGATCTAATCCTAACTCCGAAGCTAATTTTTTATTTCCCATTCCATAAAATAAGCCTAGATTAATAGTCTTAGCTTGTTTCCTAGGTATACTTGCCATAGTTGCTACCATCTGATGAAAGTCTGTATCTTCATTTTTATTAAATTCATCTTGAACTTTAATAGCCGTATCCATTCCTTTAAGACTAGCATAATGAACTAATACTCTAGGTTCTTGTTGAGAATAATCGGCACAAACCCATTCTTCACCTTCTTCTGGTATAAATAAACTTCTGATCAACGGTCCAAGTTCTGGATCTCTAGCTGGTACTTGTTGAAGATTAGGATATTGAGAACTAAATCTACCTGTAACAGTTCCCATTGGATTAAAGCCACAGTATATTCTTCCATTAGAAGCTTTATCAATAATCATATTCTTTACAAATGTATTTCTAATTTTATCTAACTTCCTAACTTTTAAGATACTTTTACTAACATCATCCATTTGAGTTTCCAACCAACTCGCAGTGAAAGATGGAGTACCCTTTGCTGTGTGACTATAACTAATACTATTTTTATCATATGCTTCCTTTAAAGAGGCGTTAGCCCATACATTAACTTCGGCACCTCCTAGTCTATTTAGCATTGATTGAACTTCATTTTGTTTTTTTTCTAGTTCATCGTAAATTTTATGTGCTTTATTAACATCGACTTTAACCCCTTTTCTTCTCATATGAAATAAAACAGGAATAAGTCTAGATTCAAAGTCAACAATACTTTCTATTTCTTCTTTTTTAATCCGGTCTTGTTGTTTTTGATAAATACCTAAAGTAAGTAAAGCATCTTCTTTAGCATACTCACTAACTTCGTTTGCGTGAAGCCTCCACATACTTTCTTTTACTTTGGCACGTTTACCAAATTTAAATAGTACAGCCTCTTTAAGTTCCACTTCATACTTAGATTTTTTTAAATAATAATTAGAAAGACTATCTAATGAGTACTTTAATTTATTTTCGTCTATTAGATGTTCTATCGTTTGAACGTCTAGAATAGAGTGATGTCTAGTAAGGGTAAGACGATTATCCAGTGAATAAAGCCACTCTAAGTCATACATTGCATTAGCAAATATAAGCTTTTTATTAGATTTATAGATATAATCCATAAATTCAATTACTTTAGCTTTATTTAAATTTCCTCCACCCTCATGGCCTATTGGAAAGTATTCATTATAGTTACTGTCTGTCGCAATAGATATTCCTGCAATATGACCATCTTTTCTAAATCCACCTGGTCCCATAGTTTTTAAATTAGGATCACAGGTCTCTGTATCTATAGCTATTAGTTTAGCTTCATCTATTTTATTTGTGTTAAACACTAATTTACTTTGCCTAAAATCAAATTTTTATTGATGTAAGACCAAGAAGTTCCTGTACCTTTTATTTTGTTCTTCATCCAGTAATCTCCTAGAACTTCGCAATCTATATATTTTTCTCCAAATATAATTTGTGTAGCGGAAGTATTTAAAAGTAATTTAATACAATGAATACAAGGACTAACGGTACAATAAACACTTTGTATGTCATATACATCTTTACACTGAAGTAATGCATTTTGTTCTGCGTGAATAGCTTGACATACATCTAATCCTTCCCCTGATTTAAAGTCAGCTCCTTTACAAGGGTTATCAATACAGTGATCTTGACCACTTGCTACTCCGTTATATCCAGTAGCTATTATATGATTCTTAGAATTAATTAAAATACAGCCTACCTTTCTACGAACACAAGTAGCCCTTTCTGCGGCTAGAAAAGCCATTTTTAAAAAATACCAATCAGCTGGAATTCTATAGTTATCCATTACTGTATAATTTCAAATTTATTCTCAGGTAACATAAATTTACTTCCTGCCGCTTCGTAGAGACCTTTAATAAATTGATCTGGTCTTCCACAATATTGATTAATTAAGTTATTAAAACTAAAGTCTAAAGGAAAAGAATCTTCTATGACTAGTGCATTTTTAACTTTTTCAAAATCACTTTCATATACATGACGACTACCTGCGTTAATAGTAAGCTTACCTAAATCACAAAAAATTGCATTACTTCTTAAAAGACAAGCTAAATAAAAAGATATAGCACTAAAATTAAAACTATCGTAAGGAAGTCCTAACCAAACATCGTTACTTCTCATAGTAGCTATCGTGTGTAACCATAACTTATCACTAGATTTTCTTAATAAAAATTGTAAAGATAAAGTACAAGGAATATCTTTACTGGATCCAGGACTCTCTCTCCATATATTAATTACAGCTTGCCTACTATCTTGATCAGCTTTTAAAGTTCTAAGTACATATTGAAGTTGACTTACTATTTTTGGACCATATGCTCCGAAGAAGTATATACCGTCATCACTAAATCTAACTATACCTTTCATAAAAGATGAAATAGTTTTTACATCATTACGACCGTCTAACATCCAGGCTGCTTCTCCAGTCATAAAACTATAATTTAAATTTCTACTCTCTAAAGTAATAATAGGACAATCCATATCGCAACTAAAAGAATCATTTAATACTTCTGCTATTTTTAGTCCTCTAGGTGAAGATACATACTCTGGATTCTTTGTAATCTCTTTCATTTTCTCCCTATAGTCTAAATTTATTTTATTCATATTTGTAGTACCATTAGCCTTTCCATTATTTTGTTTGTAAATTCATCTAACTTATGACCATCTTTAAATAAGTCATATCTAATAAAATTAATTCGTTCTCTTAATGGAGATAGGTCGCTTAAAAAATTAGACCTTTTAGGCTTACTAAACCAATGCTGATAATAATAATCGACAACAGCATCAATATCAGGATATTCTTCATGTCGTCTTTCTCTATTGATTCTATGGTTTTCTTTAACTCTTTCAGTATCTTCAGGAATACACCATACATATAAAGTTCCATTATTTTTTAATTGTTCGTATATTAATTTAGGATTATAAGCAGGACCTGATCTATAGATATAAGAATAACACTGTTCACTTGGCCAATGCCTATCTAATAACACTAGTTTACCTTCTTTTCTTTTTTTCTGTGCTAATCTAGCAGTAGCTGTATGCCAAAGTTTCATATCTTTATGCACTCTTAAATGCATATAATAAGAATTAGGATTATCTTTTTTAATATGATTTATTAAAGTAGTTTTACCCACTCCATCTGGACCATCAACTATTACTATTCCAATAGACATTTAAAAAATTCTTTCGTTCTTTCTTTATTCCAAGTATTCTTTATAAAACTTTCTCTTTGGTAAGATACCATTTCTTTTAATTCTTGTTCAGTTTTCTTTTCTATATTATTTACTTCAATATTATATCCATCACCTAATACTTTAGTTTCTGAAGGGTGACCTAATAATAAAGAGCCAGCATCATAAGCCATATTATATCTAACTCTCCACCAACCGCTTCCATTTAAAGTATGAGAATGTGGAGGACTTAATATACCCCAGTGTTTTCTATACTCTTGATATAACTCGTGTTCTTTTAATCTAATTTGACCTTCTTTAATATTTCCAAAAGTTTTAATAGGCCAAGTAAAAGTTTGTTTTTTTAACCAATTCATTTTATTTAAAAGACTAGCCATAACCCAAGCTTTTTCTTTTTCAACGATTGGTTCGTTACTAAATAAATCTATACCTTTAGGGTCTTGTAAATAGGAATTAGTATAAGCAGAAGGATCCCAATTAATTATTTCTTTAGCTTTTATTCCTAGGGCTTCGTAGTTACCACCATCATATGCTGGAATTAATAATTTGTAAGGCCACTCTTTAAAAGCAAAAGTATCTACTAAATCTTCAATTTCTTTTTTATAAGGTTGAGCTTCTTCCCAATACATTTTACCTACTGGATTTCCTGCTTGAGAAAACTTTTTCCATATTCTCCAATGTCCTCTACTAAAAGTTCCAAAGCCAGATACTGTTTCTTTAGTTTGATGATCGTCTATTGATATAATAGCATCAGGTCTTTTAATAATAGTATAAGCGGCACCGTACCAATAACGAGCTGATAAACTATTAGGTCCGAATACATAGACTATTACTTTATCATATTGAGATACATCTTCCCCTGGTATAATAGCTTTTTGAGTTACTTCGTGGCCTTGATCTCTCAATACACCCGGTAATATTCTAGCAGACGTTGCAATGTTTAAAGGACTTTTTGCAGTTCCTATAGTAAGGGCATTAAATCCTGTTATTAAAATTTTCATTTATTTCTTTCTCTTCCTCTACAATTCTATCTATGTTAGGAGCTTTCCAATCTTTAGGTTTGATTACATCAAAAGCAGTTCCACGTTTTTTAGATTTACTTTTTGCTCTTACTTTACTCATATTAGCTTTTTGTACTTCTCTCCACCCTTTTTCAAAAGGTAAATTAAATAGCCAAGCTGTGCCTAATGCAATATAAACTATATCTATAAGAGCATCTAAGGCTGCAGCATCATCTTTTTTGGTTATTGCTTGAGTATATTCTGCTAACTCCTCCATTAAGAATGAAGTTCTAAAATTAACTAATTCTGAATCTTCTGGTATTCCTACTTTTTGACTTTTTTTAAATCCAAATTTATTATGAAACTTATTTATATCTCCTAATAAATCCTCGTGTAAATTAAATATATCTGGATGTGTCAAATTAATCTTTCTTGCTCTGGTGCTTTTCTAAAGTCTACAGTCATATGTTCTTCTTTCGGTTTATCTTTATTAGTTATACTCTCTTTTACTATCCTCGCTACATATTCAGCTACAGGTGGCATTACTCCTCGTGCAATTTGTGATCCTATAGATCCTACTGGTCCTTCAAATTTAAAATCATGAGGAAATCCTGCAAGGTAAGCTAATTCTTTATGACCAAATAATCTATCTTCTGTGGGGTGAATATAAAATCCTCCTGCAATAACTGGACAAATTTTATGTGTAGCTAATCTCCATTTCATAAACTGAGGTCTACCTTTAACTCCTCCTCTCATTCCTCCTCTGACCCAAGTTTCAGGTGGATTGAATCTTTCCCAAGTAGTTCTTAAACTTTCACCTTGTTTACAATCTTTTAAATAAGGGATCTCACTTGGTGTCATTTTAAATATGTGACCTATATCATCTCCGTGTTCTTTTTTAAATGATTCTAAAACTTCCCCTGTAGTTGGAGAAGGTGCAAAGTTTAATTTGTGTGGATTTAAATTATATTTAGTTGCTATAAAGAAAAATCTTTTACGACTATGATTAAGACCTGTAAACTGACCATCTATTAATAAATGAGTAGTTTGATATCCTAACTTATGAGCTTCTTTAGTTAATTCCATAATCATTTCGTATCCACCATTTTTAGAATAAACCCTAGGAACCGACTCGATGGCTATTGCCGAAGGTCTTAGTTCTTTTAATAGATTAAAACTATTCCTCCAACAAGCGATCCTAGGGTCGTTTTTCCAGGCCATTCCACCTTTTTGTGTCGTACCTAAGTTCGACCAGGGAGCACACGGTGGATTACAGTACACAAAATCAATTTTATCTTTATATTTTTTTCGAGGCCATTCATCTTCGCCTTCATAAATTGGTAAATCAGGGAAGTTAGCTTTCGCTGTTTTTTTATATAAACCCGGATTCATTTCAAAATGAGCTTCAACGTCAAAGTGTTTTTTTACACCTAAAGTAAAACCGCCTGCAAATATGTAAGTTCCTAATGCTTTCATAATTCCTTTCTTTTTAATTTATCTTAATTCGTAACTATACTTCGTTTCAGGCTGAAGCAAGAACAAATTTTTTTTAGCTCTTGTAATTGCAACATAAAATACTCTGTGTTCATCATCTGGTTCTACATTAAACTTTTTCCAAGTCCTATATGATATATCACAAATAACAACAACATTGTCACTTTCACCGCCTTTAATGCCGTGTATGGTTGACAACCTAATTCTAGCTTTATTTTTAAATATATCTTCTGACTTAACTAATGATTCAAACAATAATATATCTTCCGGATCAAGACCTGTAATTACATTTTGCCATTTACCCTTAGCTAATAAACCTACATGATCTTGTAAATATTTTAAAGAAAATTCCGCACTATTATCTACACCTTCTAATTTTTTAAATCCTCTAGCTATTCCTGTTCTTCCTTTAATGCATTGATATAACTTTTTAAGTTCATCAAAAGATATAGTATCACCTCTATTTAATTTAATCCATGATCTAATTGCAATTACAAACTTATTTGTTTTAAATTCATGATACCCTTTTTCATAAAACCAACCCATTCTTTTACAATAAGCTTCTGCTTTAAATAATTGATAACCTGATCTAGCTAATACTAACCATTCTCCTTTTGACATATCTACTTCTTCAATAGCAGTTATATCTGTAATTGATCCATGATCCTCTTTTGAAGTCCAATTTTTCACTTGTCTTACAGATATTTTATGAGATATATCACAAGCAAGCTTATGAATACTCTTAGGAAGTCTATAGCTAATAGGAAGTACTTTTATCTCACCTTCAATATCTAGAAACTTTTTAACATCAGCTCCAGCCCAACGATAGATAGCTTGATCATCGTCACCTGCTATATATCTTAATTTACAATTGCTCGTTAGTTTATCTATAACTTTCCACTGCTTAGTTGTTAAATCTTGAGCTTCATCTACAAAAATTATATCTAACTGAGGTACTACTGATTCTTTATTAAATACATCTAACATGTCTGTGAAATCTAAAAGATTTTTAGACTTTTTAAAATTCCTTAAAGCTTTAGAAAAATACTCTTGTTCTTCCCATGTATGTTCACATTCTAATTCTTTCCATACTGATTTTAAATCTCTTTCACTAGAACGAGCTACCTCATCACAAAATAATAATAAATCTCCTTTTTTATTTCCTATAGATAAACCTGAAGTATCTTCCTCTGATACTCCTGACATCTCTACTCTAGCTATTTCACTAAACTCTTTAACACGTTCTCCCTTAAAGACTTGACCACTATTAATATTTAAAGTTCTATAGCACATACTATGAATAGTTCTAAAATATTCTAAATCATCTTCTGATAAATCAAATTTTTTAATTACTCTACTTCTTGCTTCTTTGATTGCTCGTCTTGTGAAAGAAAAAAATCCTATCTTATTAGGTTTATATCCTTCTGCAATTTTTTCTTCTAATAATTTTAAAAGAGTTGTTGTTTTTCCTGTTCCGGGACTACCAAATATTTTAATCGTTTTGGTCATTTTTAGCATATAACTTTCTCAATATTTCTAATTGCTTTTTAGAAAGTAAAAAATGATTATCAAATTTACTTAATCTTTCTTTCATTGAATTTCCAAAATCTAATTCCCATTGAGTTAATTTTTTAGGATTAAGACCATTTAAGAAAATTACAAATTTATCATAACTCTCACCTTCTAATCTTACCAATAACTCTTTAGGAATGTCCTGAGGTCCTTTAGGCTCTACACCTTTTCTTAATAAATGAAAGTATATCTCTTTACACAACTGAACATCTAATAAAGCATCGTGATATTGTTGAGGTGAAGAATGAAAAAAAGCTTCAAATGTTTCTTGTAACTTAGGAAATTTATAGTCTTTAAATTTTCCCTCTAATTTTAATTCATCTTTAGCCATCATCATGCTACAATGTATATTTTCAGGTAATTTAAATTTAATACCTTGTTTATAAAACTCTCTTTCAATTATCTGTAAATCAAATGCTGCATTATGTGCTACTAAAGTATGGCATTGATTTAATAACTCTGATAATACACACATGATACTGTGAGTAGAAATACCTGTGTTAGTTGCTTCTTCTGTAGTTATACCATTTACGTCTGAAGCTCCTTTAGGAATAGACCAATTATCAGGTTTTGCTCTTAAAGATATTTGGCTAATAGGAGTTTCATCATCTTTACAAACCATTAAAGCTAAACTTACTAATCTAGGTTGCTCTAAATGAGTAACTTCTAAATCTCTACGCCACAACCCATTTGTTTCTGTATCAAAAAATAAAATCATTATATCCCTTTACTTAAATTAAATTGTAAACCAGTTATCTCTACTACAGCATCTTTTTTAGCTATTTCATTTTCTAAAAATAAAATAGCGATTGTTAAATTATCTTTTTCAACAGCATACGCATCATCATTACTATCCGTGCTTCTTATAGCATGCTCTAGTAATATTTTAATTGCTTGTTCTTTATTCATAGGCCTCCTTATTTATTGTTGGTTGTTTAAACTCTTCTGTTTGCATTTGAAAATTTGGTACTGACCAAGTATTCGTAAATTTACCTTTTACTTTTTTACCACTATGAGTTGCTCCTAAGTTTTTTAGATAAGCAGTAATTTCATGTAATTTAAATTCTTTAAATCTATGTCTATCTAAAAATTCCATAAAATCGTTAATTCTAAATTCGGTAACAAATTCTTGAATGGTTGCTTTACCTCTTAATAAATCTTCTATCTCTGTAGATGAAGTAGAACCAGTACAAAATCTTTCTAATAAATCTAATAAACGACCTTCATTACTACTATCTTTAGGTGCTTCTACAGATATAACTCTACTCATTAAATCATTAACTGTTTCAGTCCATAGTTTGTCATTTATTTTAGGAAGTAACATATCTAAATTTTCAAATACAACTTGTTTAAAATCTATAAAGCTATAAACTTGCTTACTAGATAAAGGACCTACTTTCTTTTCACTTAAAGTTAAAAAATATTGAGGAGGATTAGTTAATATTTTAGTTATACTATTTAAGATAGGCATAGTTCCCTCATCATTTATACCAAATTCACGTGTTAAACATTTAGTTCTATTACAAACTGCATTTATAGGTGAATCTTTACATTTATAATTATAAGTTTTTTTATCTAAACTATTTAATACTGATGTAAATTCTCTAGGTTTTAATGGTGGATCAAGATGTATGTCATTATATTCTTCTAATTTTTCTTGCCATTCGTCTGGAAATCTTTTTCTTAAATAAACTCCTAAATTGAATAAACCATTATTTCTACTACCTTCTCCTAAAGGACCTTGAGATAATAATTGTTGTAAACAAGGAGGACCACCTGGTAATATTTCATTTGATTTATTCAATTTTTCAATAAAACCTAAATCAATTTCGTCTAGATTATCTACTGCAAATTTATCAATCCACTGTATAAAATGTTCAGGAGTTAATACTTTACCATCATATAAAGCATATCTATCAGATTGTTCTCCTCCAAAATAAGGCATATTAAGCCAACTACCTACATCTTCTTTATTTAACAATTTAGTTTGTTGAGGTCTTAAATCATATTTTACAAATCCAAATCTCTTAACTATATCTTTTAATTTATTAATCATCTCAGAAGCACTTACTGGCTTCTTTGTAAATATAAATATGTGTGCTCCACCCGATTTTGATCGGCAGACTATTAAATTCTTTTTAACAAACTGCTTACTAACTTTTTCTATATCAACTGAATAGTCGTCTACATCTAAACAACCCCATCTGCATTGATCATTTTCGTCTATAGGAATAACACCTAGACCAGTTTTCCCGTCTAGGTGTTCTTTCCATAACTTTTCATTATAAGTTTCTCTTACAGTTTTTCCATAGCCATCAAGCTTAAGGCCTTTTCTTTCTGTTATAAAGAATTGGCCGTAGGCTCGATTTAAACCAGGAAATACTCTAAAAAAATCTTCAGGTAACATGATTAAAACGGTGTTTTATCAGTGGCTCCTGAAGTATCAGTATTAACTATTTCAGTATCAATTGGATCTGAGGCTTTTACTTTACCCTGACCTATTGAATCTGAAAGAGATTCAGCTTGATTAAAGATATCTTTACTATCAATCTGACCTTTTTCTTCTATTTTATATTTAAACCAACTACCTAAATCATTTTCAGCATTTACTGTAGATAATTTGAATTTATATAAAAACGAAGGTGGATCTACCATTTGTCCTTTTATATTAATCTTTTTCATTTTAAGAAGTGTATTCCACTTTCTTGAAACTCCAAGATTACTAGAGGTCATAGTAAGAACTGCTGGTTCCCACGAATTACCTGATTTAACTAAAAGAAAATGCTCAGCGGTATCAACTATTTGATTTTCGCCAAGAAATGCTTTTCTAGTTTTAGGATCAACGGTCGTACCTTCGGGTTTCATATCGTGAATGGCTACTAACCCTCCACCGCTTTCTCTAGGTACCCACTCTACATAGGTTTTTCTATATCCACAAGGTATAACTGTAATACCGTCAGAACCATAATTGGTATTACTGACTGTATTAAATATATGACCTTCTTCCGCTCCTTCAATGTACTTCTCATCTTTCTTTTTTCTTTGAGGCGAACCTGATTGAACGATAGCTAGTCTAGGAATAGTAATATCATCATTAGATATATTTTCTAATCCTTTACCAACTGCTTTCATAAGTAAATCCCCTGAGATATCTCCTAATAAGACTTCAGTGTTAGACTTAACTTGTACTTCTTTATCTGCCATTTTATTTCTCCTTTCCGAGTTTAACTTTTGCGATACTGGCTTCATATACAGAAAAATATTCTTCAGGTAATTGCTGACCTAATTTATACTGTTCTTTCGCAAAAGCTTTTAGAGTTTGAGCATGTACGTCTGATTTTTCATCATAAGGTATATCTTTAAAATTTTTAGATAAAACCTCAATCAGCTTATCAGCTTGATCGTACTTACCCTTGGGGAAACTAACTTTAACATCATGTTTAATTAGTTCCGCATGTCCATTCTCTTCCAACCATTTTAAAGCATCTGCTTTAACATCAGCTCGAATAGAACAGAATATGTCGTCTTTAACTGAGATTTGACTTCCATCTTCTAAATCAAATCTAGTCATTCCATTACACGAGGCCATAGCATCGGGTAATTCTTTTTCTTCAATCTCACGAATTTGAGCTTTTAAGATTTTTAATCTCTCTTCCTCTTCCGCAAGATTTTTCTTTTTCTTTATAAGTTTATTTCCAATAGCCGTGACTACTTCTAATCCTACTACTGGTAAACTTTCTTTATTCTTATGTTTTTCAACCGAATCAAAGATCCAAGTTTCTTTACTCACTACTTCCTCCTTTCTTATAATAATCAATTTTTACATTATAGTAACATTGATTTTCTCTATCCCATTTTAACATATTAACTTTTCCGTTATTTACTATCGCTGCAGCTATCGAAGCCATTCCAATAGCAACGGGATCTCCCATTGCTAATAAAAAGTCATCATCACTAAAATCTTTTAACTTACTTTTTAGTAAGCTAAATACAGGATCGGGTGAAAGAGTAATCTGTCTTCCTGGTGGTAGCATAGGAATTAATTCTCCAAATCTACCGGCGCCAATGACATTTACATTAGGGTTTTCTTGAACTATGTAAACTTTAGCCATAATTTTTCTCCTTTCTATTTTTATTATTTACTTTTATATTAAATCTTATATAAAGTAAAATTATAATTAGAAAACAGAAAGATTACATGCAAGTTGAATTTATTAACGATGATAATTTTATAAAATATAAGTTTAAAACTAAACCTTTTAAACATCAATATGATGCCTTTTTAAAATCAAAAGATAAAGAAGCTTATGCTTTATTTATGGAACAAGGCACGGGAAAGTCTAAAGTAATTATAGATAATATAGCTTATTTATATAGAGAAGGTAAAATCAATTGTGCTATTATAGCAGCACCTAAAGGAGTATATCGTAATTGGGTTGCTTCTGAATTTAAAGCACATATGCCTGATGATGTAAAAAGTTTTACAGATATATGTATTTGGAATCCAGTTGAAACTAAAGCTAATATAGAAACATTAGTTAATTTTTTAAATCATTCACATAGATTAAAATTCTTTATTATTAATATTGAAGCTTTATCTACAGACAAAGGTAAAAATTATTTAACTAGATTATTAAATACTTCTAATTGTATTTGGACAATAGATGAAAGCAGTAATATTAAAAACAGAACTGCTAGAAGAACTAAAGCTTGCCTAAAATTAGGGAAAATGGCAAAGTACAGAAGAATACTAACTGGAACTCCCGTGACCCGAGGTCCTTTAGACTTATGGTCTCAAATGCATTTTCTAGATGAATATATATTTCAATCTAGTTTCTATGCTTATCGGAATGCCTATTGTGTAATGCGTAGAAGAAGAACAGCTACTCATAGTTTTGATGAGATAGTAGAGTATCAAAGATTAGATGAACTTCAAGAAATCTTAGAAGAACATAGTTTTAGAGTAACTAAAGAAGAATGTTTAGATTTACCTCCTAAAATAAGACTAAAAAGAGAAATAGACATGACAACGCACCAGAAGCTCATGTATCACACGTTACGAAAAAGAGCTATATTAGAACTAGAACAGTCTAAATTAGTGACTGCACCTCTTGTAATCACACGATTATTGAGATTACAACAGATATTATGTGGATTTATCAAATATGATGATGGAACAGAGGAAGTTATAGAAGGACCTAATTCTAGACTACAAGAACTTCTAGATGTGTTAGACGAAACTCAAGGTGGTGTAATTATATGGGCTACCTATCGTAATTCAATTAAATTGATCCAAGAAACATTATCTAAGAAGTATGGAGCTAGTAAAGTTGCTTCTTTCTTCGGAGATACTCCATCAGAAGAAAGACAAAAGATAGTCGAAAGATTTCAAGCTGGAGAAATAAAATACTTTGTAGGTCAACCTAGAACAGGAGGTTACGGATTAACTTTAACTGCAGCTAAGACTGTTATTTACTTTAATAATACTTATGATATGGAGATAAGACTTCAATCGGAAGATAGAGCCCACCGTATTGGTCAAACTGATAAAGTAACTTACATAGATTTTGTATGTCCTAATACAATTGATGAAAAGATACTACAAGCTTTAAGTACGAAGAAGAAACTAGCTGATCAAATAACAGGTGATGAATGGAAAGAGTTATTTATTTAACTTTTACCACACTTACATCTTTTACCAAATAATTTAGTAACTAAGAAATTTCCTATGTATTTAATTTTTTTATATAATTTTTTTATCATTTTGTTTTCCTCATTATATCTGCACCTTTTAAACCATAAATTGCTGAAACTACACCAATAAATAAAGCTTGATACCAGAAAGGCATATTATTAAATTGTTCAAAAAACTTATCTAGTTTAACCATAATTTCTGGATCATCTGAAAAGATAGACCAGATTAATAACATCACGGGAGCTGATACGAGGATCAATACAAATTCATCTTTCCAGCCTTGATTGTTATTATCCATTACTGCTCTTTGATACTCTACTTCTCCGCTTGCCATTTTTTGAGCATGCACTCTTTCAGCATCAGAAAGCAACATCTTAGTTTCTTGACGATTTTTCATTACGTGAGTAGCTACTTTAAAAGCTCCACTTATAACATTAAGCCACATTTTATTATCCTACGATGATTGATAGTATCAATAGGCTTATAAGAACAAGCCATTGTTTTTTATTAAAACATTCTAAAAAATAAATAATTCTATTTTTAAAAAAAGATATTTTTTCTTTTATATAATTAAATAACACTGATATCCTCCTTGTGTAACCATTCTTTTAAATTAAATCCAGGGCAATTTGGTTTATTGTCTTGAATATCGCAATGACCTACTATCTCTTTGATATTAGGGTTATTCACTAACAATCTTTTAATTAAATCTTTTAAAGATAAAAATTGAAATAAAGTAAAATTATTTTCAGCGTCTCCATCTTCTGACATACCGCCTACTAAACAGATAGCTATACTTTTAGAATTAGCACTAGGTGCGTGAGCCCCTTTAAAAGCAATGGGTCTACCTGCTTCTATTAATCCATCCCTTTTAATAATATGATGGTAACCTATATCATCCCAGCCGTTTTCTTCTACGTGCCATTTTTTAATTTCAGCTGATCCAATGTCCATTGAGGGTTTAGTTGCAGCGCAATGGATTACGATCATTTCTGTTTTTTTTCTTAACTCCATTTTATTTCTTTTCTCCTAGGAACTATTCTACATTTTTTTGTATCTAAATCTACTGATAAAATCTTTATTCTATTATCTTTAATATGGGTAACTCTATTAATTTCAGTCCCGTCTTTTCTTTTATTTCTTATTTTAACATCAAAATATTCACATTCTAAAGTAACTGGATGTATCGCTACTAAATCAATAGCTGAATGAGTTTGACAACCCTTAAATACAAAATAACCATTTTCTTGTAACCAGCAGATTGCTATATTTTCACAGAGACAGCCCTTATTCTTCTGAAGCATTAGCGAAGTAGTTGAATTAAAGCAGCACCTAATAATGATATTATTAAACCAGCTAAACCAACTAGTATTTTTTCCAATCTGTTAATTTGTTTTGATAAGTCGTCCATTTTATCACAAGTTTGTTTTTGCATTATTCTACACAATTTTTCATGATTATCTAACCTATTTGATGTAGTGTTAATTTTATTTTTGGCCACTTCCATATTCCTTTTCAAAGTTTTCTTTATTTAAATTTCTTTCTTTGGTACTTTTAACTCTTGACCATGCTCCTGAAAGGTCCTTATAAATTGCTACTGGAGTATCTACAAATACAGCCTCTAAAGATTTTATAGCATATTTAGCACTAATATCAATACCAGAAAATATATCAGCTTCTCTTTGCATAGGATCAGTGCCTTTAATTTCTTCACCTTTATCTTTTAAATATTCTTTAGCAATTAAAGGATTTTTTAATGGATTTTTATTAAATGTTTTTCTTAAACCGGCGCCTCTATTAAAGCCAACATTCAATCTATTAATAATACTATCTAAATCCATTTTTTTAGAAAGTACTTGACCTGCTCCAGTGTTATCTAATTTAATTGCTTTTAAAACTTTATCTATAAAAGTTACTCTTTCTTTATTTGGAAGTTTATCCATAAAAGCTGGATAATTTCCACCTAAAAATTGTTTTTTTGCAGCCTCCGTAAATTTGGCATAGTCAGTTAATAAAAATATATTATCTTGACTTAATCCAAATCTATCCATAAGAGTAGAAAATCTGTTAAGAATTAATCTTTTATGATTCAATGGTCCATAAATCATATCTATAAATAAAGCTGCATTTTTAGAAGCTTCGGCCATACTACCTTTTGCAGCAGAACCTGTTGCTGGAGTTTGTAACATTTCTAAAACGTCAGCTATTGATCTATACGTTTTAAAAAAGTTTGGATCAAACATCTGTTGAATGTTGGATCTATTCTCAGTTAAAAATTTATTTAATTTAGCTCCATTTAAAGTGTCTGTTTTTCTAGCTCCTAAAAATTTATTCGCACCTGTTGTATAAGTTCCTCCTTGAGATTTACCCATCATATCTTTTAAAAAAATACTACGAATATCATTTACCGTTTTTGTGGGTAAAGCTTTTAATAAATTAGTTATATCCGATTTTGCTCCTGATCTAATTATATGTTCTACAATCTGACCAGGTCCTGCATTACTTAGAGCATCCCATTGTCCAATCCCTGGTAAATATTTTTGAACAGCTGCATTCTGATTAGTAACTAATTCAGCTAATTCGTCATATTGTTTTAAAACTGATTCTGTATTTTTTAATCTAATAAAATCTTTTTTCCCTAATACATTTTCATAATTTTTTCCAAATTTTTTAAAAAAATCTTTATGAGACATTGTTGCTATACCGGAAACATCTGGAACTACGTTATTAAAATAATTTCTATATAAAGCTTGTTTTATATTTAATACTGTTGATTCTGGTATTATATTTCTTTCAATTAACTGACCTAAAGACCGTGATTTTTCTCTTGCCTCTATAGTATCATCAATTGTTGATTTAAATAAACTTTCACTTTTAGAAGTTGCTGCTTTTAATCCTTCTATGTTTTGACCTCCACCAAACTCATCGGAAAAATTTTTAAAAATTGAATTTCTTTTCAAGCCAAGTAAAGAATTTCTTTCTAGAAATTCTTTAGCAAGTGTTTGATCTTTTGATTTACTTAAAGCATTATATATATTTTTATTTAACTGTCCACTTAGCTTTCTTAAAGCACCTGTTGTAGTAGAATTTGTAGTTGTTTCTTGTAAAAAATTAACAGCATTTTTTAAAGTATAAACATCTTTTAAAGTTAAAGGTTTTTTTTCAAGAACTTTAAAACCATCTAATAAAGTTTTTAAAGTTGTTCCCTGGCCTTGAAATCCTATCTTAGAAAATAGACCCGATAATTTAACTAATTTATTATTTTCTAAAGCTTCTTTAAGTTTTTCAGGACTTAATTTTTTTCCTTTATCTCCTACTATTGGTTTTAATTTACTTGGTAGAATACCTTTAAAACTAAAAGTTTTAACTTCTTTTCTTAAAATATCTAAAGTTTCTTTTATGTCAAACTTTATTATTTCTTTATCTTTAGAAATACCAGTAGCAATGTTATCATCTAAAGTAGACAATCTAGTTTGAATTGCTCTATAAGTATCATCTAATTGAACTCCAAATTCATCTAAATACTTTGTAGATAAGTCATCTACAAAACTAGATTCCATTTTAGCAATTAATTTAGTATTGTTAATTAAGGCTAATTCTGCTTCTTTAATAGCAACACCTGCTTGTCCTCTTACTTGAGTTTCTATACTTTTAATTATATCATCTGCTTGTTTATTACCTATTTCTCCTAAATTAGTAGTTTGTTTTAAAATCTTATCTTCAATTGCTTTAAATCTAGCGGAAGTTTCTAATCTTACTACTTCGTCAGAAAGTAATGCTCGTTGTGCAGCACTTCCTTTTTTAATTAATTGATCTGAATCTAATATAGCTTTTCCAACAGAAACTGCAAAATATTCACTTGCTTCTTCATCAGTCAAGTTAAATTCTTTTTTCATTTGTTCTTTGACTTTATCTACTTCTTTAAATACCCCCGTATTTGTTCTTCCTTTTGTTTCTATAAATTCTTTAATTGTGTTAGTGCTTAATTGAGATTTACCTAAAATTGTTGGAAGAATTAATTTAGCGGCAGTTAAAAATACACCAGTCGCCGCAGCATCAATTGCTGCATATGTTTTAGCAGCGTCTATTGCATATCCTTGAAATTCTTCTGGTGTAAATTCATCATTTTGTAAACCTAATTTATGATAACCGTACATTAATCTTGCATATTCAGTAAGTCCGCCAGAAACGGCAGAGCCGGCAACTGTACCTAAAGGACCAACGGAACTTCCGATAGTTCCACCTACTATTGAAGCAACGATAGGACCAGCATCAGCAACAGCGTCAGAAAAATCGGCCCCAGATATTTTAGGAGAATCAACAGCTGAAAACATATTATCTCCACCTAATTCTTTAGGAATTCTATAAATTATACCTTCACTTTTTTCTCCTCTAAATTTTAACGGTACATTTTTTACTTCTATCTTATCTTTAAATTTTTCAATAGTTGCCTCGTCATAATTACCCTCTTGTTTAATTCTTTTAATAAGTAAATTTTTAATATTTCTTGTTTCGTATTGAGGAGCCTTTAATCCAAATCCTAACTCATATCTAATAGATCCTTTAATTTCATTATCTTTATCAGCTCTAATTCCTTTTAATTCAAATAAATCTTTTTTACTAACGTAGCCGGTTTTAGTTGCAACTCCTACATCATCAACTATTAATTCTTCAAATGACTTAATTGCTTTAGGTTTAGTTTTTATTATTAAATCTAAATCATAACCATCATTTTTTAATTTTTCTTTATCTACTTCATATTCGCTTTTACTAAAATCAGTTTTTTTAGATTTATTCTCAGAAGTTTTTGTTACGATTGCTTTAGCTTCTTTTGGATCTACTTCAAGTTTAAGTAATTTATTAAAGTCTGCTTGCTGTTCTTTTGAGAATGAAGCATCAACAACTAAGTTATTGTTTGGTTCTTTAGTTTTTATTTCGGGTATAACTTCTGCCGTTTCAGTTTGTGTTTCTATTACAGCATTGGGAGCTTGAGCAATTTCCGTATCAGTAGAAACTACTTCTTCAGGTAGGGATATATTTTCAGTAGTGATTTTTTCTTCTTCGACCATATCATTTTAATCTTCGTATTTTTTTCTTATATCGTCTATTTCTTTTTCTTTACTAACTGTAGCAACTTGAAATATTTTGTAAGGATCTATTCCATTTTCTTTTTTTTGTGCTTGTAGTTGTTGATAATAGTAAGCAGCAATATAACCAGCATCTGTTACATCTTCTGCTGAACCAAACATGCTTTTTAAAGTTGCTGGATTTACCTCTTTTCTAAATTTACTAGCTATTTCTTTTTCTGCTAGTTTTATTGATTTAGTTTCAAATTGTTGATCTTCTTGTTCAAAATATTTATAAGCATATTTTTCAGCCTCTTTAGCAATTTGAGTTACAGCCATTTGTCCTGCAATTAAATATTTAAGAGCTTCGGGATTAGTACTAATATCACCTTTTGTTTTTAACATAGTATCGATGTCTTTATTAGACACTGGATATAATAATTTAATTTCTTGAACTACTTGTTGATAAGTAGCAGCTTGAAATAAATCATTAAATTTAGTTTGATCATCATTAGACATTTGTTCATAATTTTTATCTAAAAATTTTGCTGCTAATTCATCATATTGTTTTGACAGTCCAGCTTCTTGAATAAATTTCTTTAAAGGAGCAAACGTTGCATTAAATATACCAGTAGGAAGTTGATTTTTTTCTAAAGAAACTTTTCTTGCTAAGTTATATTTTTCAAAAACAGCTGAACTAGACATTCTTTGATCTTTTAATTTTTCTTGGTATTTCCCAAAATTTGCAGCTATAAGTTTTTCCGCAGGTGATTCATATCTTCTACCTTCTTTTTTCATTGCTTTTATTTTATCAATATCTTCAGCAATGAATCCTTTTTCAGCTTTAAGTAGTCCACTACTTATCATACCTAAAGGAGATTTAGCTTGACTGATAGGTTTAATACCAGAAGAAGCTTCAATTATTTCTAGGCCTCTCATAAAATTTCTTTTCTTTTCAGGATCTTTAGAAATCTCATCTATTCTCTTAGGAACTTCTTTAGCTATATTCATAAAAGAATCACCTATACTTGAGGCAAAAGAACCTAATGAAGATGTATCTATATTTATTAAATCTTTTTTTATTAAATCTTTTTTACCTCCTGGTGTTAGTTTTCCTAAAGCGTTACCTAATTTAATTTTAAGAAGTTCATTTTCTTCTTTTAAACTAGGAACTTCTGCAGCTATTCTTTCGTTTGCACTATATTCAGAACCTGCTTGTCTTAATTTAGCATTTAATCTTACTTCGTAACTATCTTCATCAATTTTTTTAAAAGCATCACCTACTTGGGGATTTTTTTTTAAGGCGGCAGCTTGTGAAGTGTCAGTATCTGCAGGACCTAAAAATTCTTCTTCTACAAAAGTTTCGCTTGACATTTAATGTATCTCCTTAAACTCTACATCAAGTTTATTATAATCTACCATTAGATAACCCTCATCATTAACAATAGAAGCATGAGGAACTTGATGAGCCATAACTCCTTGATATGTTTTACCATCGCCTTTATATTTAAATGTGTAAATGTTAATTCCAGACGGAGATTTACCAATTAAATTAATATCATCTTTTAATCTTATATCAGAATTATAAGCAGTATAAGCTCCAGCTATTTGACCAGCGATACTTGGACTAGCGTATGGTGTAGTAGTATAACCAGTTCTTTCTTCTCCATAACTTCTTATAGGAGCTCCTGATAAAGCACCGATCATTTGTTTAACTTGATTACCACCAAATTCTCTTTGTTCTATAAAGTCACGATAGTCTTCAGCAAATCCTGCTTGCTGTAAACCACGAGCTTGAGTTCCGAAGCCAGCAAGTCCTGCTGCACTTTGTCCTAAAGCTCCTATTTGACTTTGAGCAGATTGTAATTGTGTTGATCTATCTTGAGCAAATCTATTTGCACCTGATTCAAAACCTGCTTGTCTTAATCTTGCAGAAGTATCTCCTACTGTATCTAAATATCTTTCTTGTCCTAATACATTTTCTATTCCTTGTCTCGATCCACCAAAAGCTCCAGCACCTATTGCTTGGGCACTCATTCCTTTTTGAGATTGACCATAAGCTTCTTGTAAATCTCCTAAAGCTCCTGAGATAACTTGATCTTGATAAGGATTAGCGTAAGCAGCTGCCGTTGCTGAGTCATATGTTTGAGCACCAATGCCAGCGAGTTGTCCTGATTGTGGAAGAATTTGATTTTGATATATATTAGCAGCTTGTGTTTCCATAGGATCAAGACCTGCTATACGTTGACCCGTGTAAGCTTGATAAGGTTTAGCAAACTCAGTTTCCCCTTTTCTTAAAGTTCGTTCTTGAATTTCTTTAAAGTAAGCAGGAATATCGTAGCTAGTCGTTGACTGCGATGGAGCCTGTACCGTTGTTACACTTGGTTTGAAAATACTACCCATTGACTATATAAGTTCCTCCGATTACTTTAAATCCTAATTTAATAAAAGCCTTGTCTTTTCTTTCAACGTCTTTACCTTGAAAGATTTCGCATATAGCAGTTACTCTATTTGCTAATGCGTATTCTTTGAAAACTATCATTATAGACCGAAAAATCCTAAAATTTCTATGCTTAGGATTAACATGTAACCATAAAGTTCTCATAAACTTCTTGTCGCTATACCATGTTTCATCAACTGTGGCAGCTAGTGTTCCCACAATAATATTTTCATATTCTACTACTATAACAAAACTATTCTTAATGTAAAATACTATATTGTCTAAAGCTTTAGTATTATTAGTGTTTCCGAAGTTAAATGGAGCTTCTGTGAGCCACGTCTTAAGGAGTTCCCTTATTCTAATGGCATCTGATATTCTAGCTCGTCTTATAGTATATTTATCTTTTTCCATCTTGTTTTATATTTACTCTCAAAGTACCAAATCTCCAATTATCTCCGATATCATTGTTCTGTATTTTTATATTAGATTGTCTACCACGAATACGTGTATTAACGAACCTAGTTGTGTCATTAACTGTTAATACTTCTCCTACAGTAGCCAAATCATTAGGATAATCTTTAACACTTAAAGTGATTATAGTATTCCCTGTTTGATTTTGAAAATCAGGAATAATTTTATTAATAAAACTAAAAGTTTCACCATCAGCTATATCACCATCGCCTGACTGAATATAAGCTGATAAAGCAGCCCCATCAGCATTCACTCCTGATTCTTGAGCATAGATTAAACTTCTACCAGGTGTTAATCCATTAATTGTTGAAATAGTAGTAACATTAGAATTAGCTAAATACTCTGTAGCTAATGGATTTAATTCAACTCCGTTATCTTGATAAGTACTTCTATTCATAGTTCCAAAATACCAAGAGTTTTCTAAATAATTATAAATGACATATCGATCACATTGATCGGAGGAACTAGAACAGTAGTACCATATTACTTCTGAGAAATTAGAGTTTTGTGCAGCATAAACTTGAGAATATTGAGTTTTATTAATGTTTTCAAATACATGATTTAATACAGGACAGGGTATTTCTTGAACAGATCCCGCATATCTAAAGAATTGTCCATCTGACATCCAGTAAGCTACATCATCTATTACCATCGCAGAGTTAAGACCTACTGCTCCACAGTCGTTACCTAATTGTCTAAATCCAAATATAAAAGGAGGTCCTATAAAAGACATTGATTGCATGGTAGTATCTGTCCATACCAAGATAGTTCCTTTAGCAGGTCGAGCACATCTTATTTCACTTCCTCCTGCTATTCTTTGAGAACCAGCAGAGTTAGTTACATTAGGTGTCCAGTAATTATAATTTTCTTGATCTGACCAACGAATAAACATTTTATCTTGAGTAGATATATCACCAATAGTTGTTTCTGTTCCCATACAGACAACATGTCTAGTTTCTGTAGATATAATTGATAAAGTAGAAGCAGTAGGAGCATTAGCAATAGCAGTAGCTCTATTACTTGACATTCCTCCTGAGAGATCCCATTCGTAAGTTCCACCATCTTTTTGAGTAATAATTAAATCTTCTCCCCAATTATTGATAGACCATAACCTTGCATCAATAGTTACATTAGAGGTTGTTCTAGGAGTTCCCCAAGTACCGGCACTATAAGCTCCTGAATTCCAACCATAACCGAAAGTTTGTTCATCTGGACCTATATTTAATTGATAAGTAGCAGTGCAATTTGCGGTAGGACCTGTATTGGCATTAGCTGTAGCACTACTCTGAATAGTATAAGCATCTACATTAGCTATACTTAAAATTTCATATTCAGCATCTAAAGTTGCCGCAACAATTCCACCTACATCGATACTTACACTACTTAGTGTGACAAAATCACCTTGTGTGGCACCATGATTTAAATCTGTGATAGTTATAATGTCACTACTCGTAGTAGTGCTAATAGCATTAACAAGAGCAGCCGTTTCTCTTATAGGAGTAATATCTTGATTAGTTCCAGAAGCAAAAGTATATACTTTTCTATCTGTTCCTAAAGCTTCATAACGAGAACCATTTAAAGCAAACCATTGCTCTAAAGCTCTTCCTACTCCTACATAATAGGCTTCACTAAATTTAATCCAACCACCTATTTTTTGAGGAAGTCCTTTACGAAATCTTATTTTATCACCATCAATCCATCTACCTTCTGCACCTGTAGGAGTATTTTCAGTGTCTAATCCAGGTTGAAAATTTAATTGAGTTAATGGCATAGTATATATTATATAACAAAAATCATAAAATTATACTAAAATATAAAGAGTATTATATATCTTATTTATTAATTAAATCTAAGTAAAAATCATATTTTTTGTAGCATATATTTTTCCTATATCAAAATATACCAGATTACTGTTTATATCAAGATGTTTTATCTTGCAGTAGCTGGTACACCGCTTGAAGTCGTAAAAGGGTTTTCTGCAAATGCCATGTAGATGTATGTTCCACCAGATGTATTTATACTTGCATTACTACTTCTTACTTTAAAACCATTAGACAATAAAT